TTAAGACTTGCGATTCTTCAGTTCGTTGCAAAAATGTTTGAACACAGAGGCGACGAACTTCCGAAAGTTCCAGCCGAAGTTGCGTTATTGTGCGAACCATATAGGAAGGTGAAAGTTGGCTGTTAGCAAATCAACCATTGGTGAACTTAGACACAGAATAACGTTTCAAAACCTTACGCTTATGCCAGACGGTCAAGGCGGTTCGGACGAAGTGTGGGCTGACGCGTTTACAGTTTGGGCGAGTGTTGTCCCGAAGAATAAAAGTGAAAGACTTTTTTCGGCGCAAATTCAATATCAACGGACTCACCAAATTATTATTCGTTGGCGTGAAGGCGTTTCAACGGAACAAAGAATTTTATTTAAAGGGCGTGTTTTTCAAATTCACGCTTTTAGCAATTATGACGAACGTCGATTTTTTATCACTATCGACGCCGAGGAAAATCAAGGGACATGAAAATTGGATTTCAGATCAAAGGCTTGGAAGCAATTAGAAAGAAATTCGTTCAACTCGAAAGAGAAACGAAAGCTGGACAAATTAAAACGGTCCAAGAATCAATCTTTCTTATTCACTCGATTGCTGTGCAATCTATTCAAGCCAACAACGACGGGCGGTCGGTTACTCGTTACAGCCCTTTGCGCGTTGTTAACGTTTCAAGTGCAGGCGACCCGCCTAATACAGACACAGGCCGACTTGTCCAGTCGATCAAGTTCGATTTTAAAGACGGCGGACTTATCGGACGGGTTGGGACTAATCTTAAGTACGGCGCATATCTTGAATTTGGAACTGAATCAATGTTGGCAAGGCCGTGGCTTGCGCCAGCGGTCGCGGAAGCGAGCAAAGAAATTGCGAAAATTTTCGAGAAAAATATAAAGGCGGTATTGAATGACGTGGCCAGCAACTGAAACCCAAAAAACAATCTATGGGATTTTATCAACGGATGCAGCTTTGCAAACCCTATTGGGTGGGACACCACTTGACCCTAAAATTTATGATTTTGTTCCAGACAATAAACCTTATCCTTACATTAAGCTAAACATCCGACCTTGGACGGATAGGGCAAATCACACCAAAGACGGGTTCGCAGCGGAGCCAACGATTGACGTTTTCTATCGTGCGCCAGGGCGGGGTGATTTGAAAGTCCAGCAAATCCAAAAACGGGTTGACGAATTACTTCACAACACGGACATTTGTGTTGAGGGCTGGAATATTATTGTTTTTAGACGTGCATTTATTGACATAATGACGGAGCCTGACAACGTAACCCTTCACGGGATTCAAAAATTTAAACTTTTTTTAGGAGAAGCATAAAATGGGAACTTGTAACACACCTCAAAACGAAGTCGGCGGAAAAGAACTATTGCTAAAAGTTTGCAAAGAAATTTCCGTTGCAACAACTTCAACTTCAAATGATTTCGCTTCAGCGGCTCACGGACTTATCGTTGGTGACGTTGTTAAGTTTCAATCAGTTGGCGCGAACACTGTAATCAACACGACATCTTTTTATTTTGTTGTTGCGGTTCCAAGTTCAGGCGTTTTTGAAATTTCTGCAACTCGCGGCGGAACAGCTATCATTGCCGATGCAACTGAAGCGGCTTTAACGACTGACGCTTTCCAAACTTTAGGCGGCTTACGTTCTAAATCATTTGGATTTTCTTCTGAAGGAATCGACATCACCAATCAGGATTCTGACGAATGGAAAAAAATGTTAGACGGCGCGGGCATCCGCTCTTTCTCGGTTTCAGGTTCAGGCGTTTACACGAATGAAACTGTTTTCCAAACAGCGTTCTCGCGTGCGCGTGATAACCTTTTAACTTGTTTAATGTTGATCGACGTAAAGGCTTCTCGCATTTATGAAGGTTGTTTTAAAATGACAAGTTTAGAAATTTCAGGGGATTTTGACGCAGAATCGAACTACAGTATTTCGGCGGAATCTTCTGGACAAATTACAGTGTTCAACGCACCGTAATTTTTGCATGGAAAATAAATTTAAAAATGAAATGAATATTAAATTGGGCGGCGAAGAAATTCTTCTTCGCCCAACGTTTGAAAACGTTGCTTCTATGGAAGCGAAACTTGGCGGCATCGCTTATCTTGCGTGGAAACTTTCAAGATCAGCAACTAATCCGTCAGTTCTTCCTTCATTGACTGACTTAGCTCAAATTATTTACTTCAACCAAGCCGCGACCAAAGCGGACGACCAAACAAAAAAGAAACACTCACTTGACGAAGTTTGGGCCTTAGTTCAAGAAGAAGGTCTAGGGGTTGTTAAACCCGTGACTGAATTTCTAGCCCGTATTGCCGCAGGCAATAAGATGCAATCCGAGTTAACTGAAAATCAAAAAAAAAATTAGTCGATAAAGAGCCTAGTCGAGAGCCCCTAGAGTGGGATTTGCTTTTGACTTTTGCTCAAACTAAAATGAACCTAAAACCAAGCGATTTCTGGCAACTAACCTTTGGTGAGTTTTGGCCGATCTTCAACGCGATAACTGGACAAGTAATTCGTCCGCTATCGCTTATGGAAATGGAATCGTTAGACGAAAGGTGGACAAAACGTGGCAACACTTGAAGAACTGGTTGTCCAGTTAACAGCGGAAACGAGCGGCCTTCGTGCGGAACTTAATGGAGCCGCAAAAGCGACTCAACAAGCGACCGAAAAAATGGACGCAGCCGTTAAATCTTTTTCAGATAATTCGTCGAAGAACACAAATTTTTTTCAAACCGCAATGGCAACGGCGACGGGCTTCTTAGGCTCGCAAGCTGTGTTAGGCGCATTTAGTTTAGTTAAAGACGCGGCTTCAGCTATGGCCGACGCATTGATTGAAGGCGGTCAAGCTGCGATTGCAGAAGAACAAGCCCTTACACGTTTAAATAATTCACTTGCGTTATCTGGGAACTTTTCCGCTGAAGCGGCAAGGGGATTGCAAACTTTCGCGGGCGAAATGGAAGAACTGACAAATGTTGGTGACGATGTGGTGTTGTCAAATTTGGCGGTCCTTTCTTCGATTACTAAATTAGACGCTGAAGGTTTAAAGGTCGCACAAAAATCAGCTTTAGACATGGCCGCAGCTTTAGGGATTGATCTTGATTCAGCGACAAGACTTGTTGCAAAAGGAATCGAAGGAAACACCGAAGCTTTTAAACGTTATGGAATCACGATTGAAAAAGGCCGCAACGACACGGAAAACTTCACCAATGTTGTAAACGCATTATCAAACCAGTTTGGTGGGGCCGCTGCGGGTTCAATTAAAAACTTCGGCGGAGCGGTTACTTCGCTTTCAAATTCATTTGGAAATTTCACAGAAGAACTTGCAAAGTCTGTGACTCAAAATCCCGTTGTGATTGCAATGCTTTCTAAGATCACTGAAATTTTTAAAAACTTAACCTCGGAAACTTCGGGCGTTGCAACTTCATTAAAAGAAGATGTCGCTTCAGCCTTCACGACTTTAATCAATGTTGTCACTGGCGCAATTGTCGCCGTCGATACATTTGTTCGTTTAGTTAAAGGCGGGCTTCTTGCTATTTTAACTCCGATCATTGCGGTTCAAGAAGGCTTAAATGCAATTACAAGTTTATTAACTGGCGAAATTCCGACAGACCCTTTTGCTCAAACTAAAGGGGCCTTTGAAGATTTAACAAATGTTTTAGACGAAGAAACGACACTTGGAAATTTGGCGACAAAGCTTCAAGAAGTTTCACTAGCTGGCGAAAACGCATTTGGAAAAATTGCCGATAGTGCAAACATCGCAACACCCGCAATTGAAAATCATGCAACGAAAGTTAAGGAATTAACTGAATTAGAAAAAGCAAGACTTGAAGCTGTTAATTCTTTTGCTCAAGGTTTAGCCGATCAAAGTGTATCGGTTGACGCCGCTTACAAGATGCAAAGCGAGCAACTAAAATTAAATTTAGAAACTGGTTTAATTTCACAACAAGAATATTTTGAACAGTTAAACACAATCCGCGCTGAACAAGACGCGGTTGAACAACAAGCTTTATTGGATTCTTACGCTGCGAAAGGTGTAACTGACGCGGAATATTTAGCCGCAAAAACTCAATTACAACTTCAGCAAGCAAATGAAAAAGTTAAAATCGACGCTGATCAAAAGAAAAAGGAAGACGAATTTAATAAGCAACGTTTAGAAAATATGAAGTCCACATTGGGCACGATTTCTAGTTTGCAAAGTTCATCTTCAAAAGAACTTGCGGCAATCGGGAAAGCTGCGGCTGTGAGCCAAGCAACGATTGACGGATATGCAGCGGTCCAGAAGGCCCTTGCATCCGCTCCGCCGCCTTTCAACTTTGCGCTTGCTGCGTTGGTTGGGGCTGCGACGGCTGCGAACGTTGCAAAAATTGCGGGCGTTGGACTTCAATCGGGGATAACTAACGTTCCAAAAAACGCTTCGGGCGGAAACTTTGGTGATAACTTTCCAGCGGTTTTAAGTCCAGGTGAGCGCGTTGTCGATTCACAAACCAATCAAGATTTAAAAGCTTTCTTGGCGAATCAAAATGGCGGCGGCGCAAATATAAATCTAAACATTACCGTGGCACCTGGAACGGGTATCACACGCGAGCAAACAGCAAACTTGATTGAAGCTTTCAACGACTATTTAAGTGCTGGCGGAATTAAATTAGTGGGGATGCAATAGTGAGCAAGATCACAACAAGATCAGTTTTTTATTTCGGAACAGTTGTCGAACTAAATACTCGATCAATTGATTTTTCCGAAGACGGAGTGACTGAACTTCAAGCCACTTTAAACATTAAAGATTATTCCTTAACGGAGTACGCGGCGGAAATTCAACGGGCGTTTCGTGCAGCGGGAACGCAAGCTTACGTTGTAACTGTTAACCGCACGACAAGAATATTAACAATCAGTGCGCCGTTAGCTTTTGAAATTTGGACCGACACAGGTTCACGCGCTGGAACAGCGGCTTATGCGACAATGGGCCTTTCAACGGTTTCTGATTACACGGGAGCCAACAATTACAACGGCGCAAGCGGCGCAGGGCTTGAATATCAAACACAATACCCCGTTGACCGTTACGTCTCCGAAGAAGATTCAATGATGAAGGAAAATGCCACTTACAACACCACACCCGTCACCATTGTTCAAATGGTGAGCTTTGCAGACGGAAGTCGCATTGAAATGAATATTCGCTTAATCACTAATTTAACGGGGTTGAAAAATGACCCGTTCTTCTCAAATATCAACGGAGTCCCAGACTTTCGTTCGTTTATTCGGGTCGCAATGAGAAAAAACAGACTTGAGTTCATGCCAGACGTTGCCAACCGATCAAATTTCGTTAAAGTTATTTTAGAAGGTACGTCGGAAGATAGAAACGGATTAAGGTTTCAGCTTAAGAATATGGGAACGCCAGAATATTTTGAATCAGGTGTTTTATCTTTTAGAAAGGTTTTAGTCTAATGGGTGTTTCAAACGGCGAATACGCAACGGAGACCACGTTTAACAGTTCATTCATGGACCGTGAAGGCGACACTGATACAATCGGAAAAATGGACCTTAAAAATGTTGACGCCGCAAGTGGGGTTAACATTATCAACGTGCAAAGAAATATCAACGCACTTTGTTCCGCTTTAGGGATTGCACCGAATCAAGTTTATGATTTTTTAATTGCTTGGTCGTCAACGGTTGTTGGCCTTTCAAGCTCAAGTGCAAAAGATAAAATCGAAGCTTTAGTTTTAAAATTTAGAGACACAACTTTAAACGGTGGTCACGCGCACACAGGCATTGACGGCGACGGCGCTCTTATCTCGGCTGCGACCCTTGCGGACTACAACGACTATTGGGTCGTACCTCAAAAAGTTGATATTCTAGCGGTCAGCGGAACTTCGTTTGACGTGTCTGCGGCGTTTGCTGGAAAAACTCCAAACGGCGGTTCAGCCGCCGAAGGTGTGTTAACCGATATTTCAAATAACAAAGTGGAATTGATCGACACCACAACAAACACTTTTATCGAAGATGCTGGCGGACAAAAAGTTTATGGTCGTTTGACTGAACTTGCGGGCGTGTGGACTTTAAGTTTTTACACGAACGAAGCGGGTGTTGAAACGGCTCACAATTTAACACTAACAGATATTTCAGTTTTATATCGTGAAGTTTTCACTTCAGCGAATCGCCCAACACTAGGTTCAAACCCTTTTGATTTTGCTTCGCTTGATTTAACGGCTGACGTTGCAGACGCGACACAATTACAACGTGGTGTCGTTTCAACGGGCGTTCAAAGCTTCGGCGGCGACAAAACTTTTTTTGGCTTTATTGAATTACTTTCTAAATTACATTTGTCAGTTCAAACCGATGCAGTTGCAACGGGCGCAGACGCGACACTTGCCGCAATCACAAAAACAGTTATCGAAGTGACAGACATCGGATTAACTTCTATTGCCGAAATCCCAACACCAACAAAAGAAACCTTTTTAGTTTTAATCAACAAAACGGGTTCAACAATTTTAGTTAAAAATAATGACTCGTTGTCTAGTCATATTTTAACTGGCGAAAACGGCGACCTAACTGTGATCAATAACGGACGTTTAGTTTTAGTTTATGACATGGGTCTTTCACGTTGGTTAGTTGTAGCACGTTCGCAAAGTTTATTTCCAGCGGCGGTTGGCTCAACTCCAAACGCGAATGGTTTCACTTTAACGGGAAACACTTTTAATCTTGAGCCAGCTTCGAGCACACTTCCAGGTGTCTTGACAGCGTTAACCCAATCAATCGGCGGACTTAAAACTTTTGTTAATGGTGTTGTCGTTCAGACTTCACTTCGTTCAGAAGGTTTTGCGGTTATCGGCGGAAACCTAAGAATGGAAGAAACCGTCAACAATGTGACGACTGGAACAAACGCAGTTTTCCCACACCCAGGAACAGCGGTTGTAAGACTTACGGCTGCGGCCCTAACAGGTATTGACGAAATCACGTTGCCTGAACGCGGAAAAATTTTAGTAATTATTAACGACACTGGAAATTCAGTTAACTTAAATAATGAAACGGGCGCGACAGCCACACAAAGAATCTTAACTGGGACAGGTGCAACGTTAGCTGTTCCTAACATGGCTTCAGTCATTTTATATTATGAAATTAATTCGACTCGTTGGCGCGTCTTGCAAGTAAGCTCGACAGGCGGCGGGGGCGGTTCAGCTTCTTCAAAAGTTTCTTTTCGTATTAACGGAAACTACGGCGGAGCAACACTCCCGACAAATGCTTTTGAGGGCTTTGACATTATCCCAGATAATGCAAACGTCACCAATGTTTTTATGTATAACGTTGTTGCGGGGTCTGGCGGAACAACTGAAATTGACGTGAAAGTTAAACCGTTTTTGTCAGGGGCTTTCACTTCTATTTTTACAGTCACACCGAAAATCACGGCGGCTGCGGGAGCAAACGTTTGGATTGGTGTTGGTGATACAGTTGCGGGCGCAACGGCTCCGATCTTAGGGGCTGCGGCGAGTGGCATCGTTGCGAAGTCCGCATTGAGAGCGGATTTAATTCAGAAACAAACGGGCAGTCCTGAAAACTGCGGCGTCATAATTTTTTGGTCAACTTAAGGAAAGGTTTTTTATGGCTACATATAACGCGAACATAGTTGTTAATGCTGCGGTCAGTGGAACCGCTGACATCGTTTCAGGTTCCGCGACACTTTACACGGCCCCCGCGAATGGTTACGCCGTTGTTAATATTGCTTTAGGTATTTCGCAAAATTCAACGGGTTCAGTTTCAGTCGGCGGTCGAGTGGTCGTAGCAATGAACGCGGCAACGGCTGACGCGGGTTCGACAGTTTACGGCGGAAGAACAACCGCGCAATTTGTTTCACAGCTTTATGGTTCTACCGTCACCAATGTTCATGTTGGCCCAGGTCAATCGGTTGTGTTAAGCGCGAATGGGACGGGGGCCGCAGGCGGTCGCGTTTCTGGCGTTTCGTTTGTGAACTCTAATTAAAAAGGGAGCGAAAAGTTTATGGCTTTATATGGAAGATCAATAAAAATTAATGCAGCGGTCAGCGCGGGCGGCGCGACTGGAACTATTTACACCGCGCCAGCAAACGGTTACGCAATTATTAACATTTTTCATTCAGCGGGTATTGTGTCAATTGGCACTCGCCCCGTGAGTACCGTTGCAGGCGCTAACTCAAGTTTTAACGTTAATGCTACGGGCGGCGGTCACTCTAAGACGGGGTTTTATGTTGGCCCAGGTGAAGCCGTTTCTTCAACTTCTAACACTGTTCAAATCAGCGGCGTGTCTTTCGTTAACACGGCTTAGGAGCTTAATAAATGACTTTCACGATTAGGGATATTTTAGAATTATTAGTTTTACCGATTATGGGTTACGGGGTTTATATTCTTCGTGACTTAAATCAAAGTGTGAATCAACTTAATATTCAAATGGCGGTAGTGCTTACTAACCACGGCCACACTGAAAAAGAAATGATCGAATTAAAAGGTCGAGTTACGAAACTCGAAGAAGGGCTTTAAAATGGACGGAATTACATTTTTAGTTGTCTTGTTATTTGGCTTCGGCGGCGGAGTCGTTTACAAGGGCGAAAAAGTTAAATTAGAAAACAAAAAACCCGCAATTGAGCAGGTTAAAACAAAAGGAAAATAGCATGGGATTAAAACCAGAAGTGACAATCAGTGGTGACGTTGCAATCGTTAAACTTGGAACGGGTCTTGACCTGAACAAAGACGGTCAGTCGTCTATCAAAGTGTCTTTAGTTTTAGAAGGCGACAAAAAAGAAGTTCTTGAAGAAGTTCTTGGCGCTGTAAAAATTGACGACTTAATCGGAAAACTTTTAGGGAAAAACTAAAATGAATTATTGGACCATGATCAAAGAATTTTTCAAAGGAAACACGAAACTTCTAGCGAGCTTTATTGCTCGCGTGGTCCTTAAGCTTGGCGGCTGGAAAGCTATGGCCGCCACGTTTATTTTTAAAAAGGTCTTAAAGGGCGCAAGAAACTTTGCGGCTCACCAATGGAATAAATGGAAAGATCGAAAGGCGACAAAACAAGATGACAAAAACGCTGTTAAATACAACGAAGCTCTTAAAGACGGCGCAAGCCTTAAAAACCAACAAGATTCTTTGCTTGATCTTGTTAACGGGAAGTCTAACTAGCTGTAAAACAATCGAAGAAGCTCCCGCTTTCCCGACACCTAACCAATATCAAGTTGTTGTCGATCAAATCTTTTGTGACGACGACGGTTCAAATTGCACAGGGCCCGTAAGCTTCTGTCAGGAATTAATTTTCAATGATCAAAAGCAAGAATATGTTTTAGGCGAGTCACTCCCATTAAAAGGTTGTCACGGAAATATTGGTGTCACGACTGACGGTTATAAAGCATATCGAAAATATATGCGCGAAATGGAAACTTGGATTAAAAAGAACGTTAAGACGAAAGACTAAAAATGGCATTTGTTCTAACCGATAACTTACGACAAGGCTTGCAAAAATCCGATGTGAAAACCACATTGGTTTTAAAAATTGACGGTTACGACACTTTATTTGGAAACGTCCAAATTAAAAAATACGTTCAAATCGGAGACCCAGGTTTATTGATCGGAAGTGATTGGGTCATCGGCGGGTTTAATTTAATTTCTAATCAGTCACCTTATGTGACGTTTAACACTGGAAACACGACAACTAAAATCACTCAAAAACTTGACCCGTCAAAAGGTTTAGGAAGTTCAGTTTCTCAAATGGCCGTTACGCTTCTAGACTTCAATCAAGAAATGGTGAAGTTAGTTTCACCAAACTTTGAACTAGAAGAAATCATGGGTCGATTTTGCACGGTCTATTTAGGAATCGAAGAAAGTGCATGGCCCGAAGATTACAACCCTGTATTTAAAGGCATCGTGCAAAACATTGACGTCGGAACAACTTACGTCACTTTATATTTAAACAACACAGAAGAAAAAAAGCGGGCTCAAATTCAGCCGCTTATCGAAACGGAATTAACTTCACGGGTTAATTATCGTTCAGCCGTTTTTCAAGATTTATTTTTTAAAAACCGTCCAGACCGCGTTGAGAATTTAACTATTACTTATATCGGCGGCGGCGTTGCGGGAAGTGAAGTCGTAACCGTTTTAGGTTCAACGATTCAAGTTCAAATTCAAAACGCCGTTTCGACCGCTTCACAAATTAAAAAAGCAATTGAAAATCATCCCGACGCAAGTCAACTTGTTGAAGTGACTATCGAAGGCGACTCAAGTGACACGCAAGTCACAGGCTCCCAAGCCCTATTGATCGACACAATCATTAACGTTATCGACACAACTAAGTTTCAACTTCCAGCGGACGCGGGAAGCTTTAACACGTTTGTTAAAATCGACGATGAACTTTTAGGCTACACGGGGAAAACTCTGACAAGCTTAACTGGCGTCACACGCGGCCAGCTCAACACGGAACCCGACGTTCATAAGGTTGAAGCTGACGTCACTCAAATTATTCAAACAATTGGAAACCCAATTGATCTTGCCTTAAAATATATGTTGTCAGGCGGAGCTTCACCATTTGCTTTTAACCTTGATGTGGCTTCATTTGTTTACATGGACCCGTCAACGTTAGTCGATAACGCTGTATTTTTTACGGGCGTTGACGTTGCAATGGAACACGGGGTTTCAAAAAATTCTTTGGTGTCGTTTACAGGTTCAATAAATCCTGCAAACGATTTAATTGACGCCGTGGTTTCAGAAGTTGGTTCGTTTCCAGGCGGTTCATATATCATTATCAATCAAACGCTGACGCCTGAGCTAGAATCGACGGCGCTTGCAAGTTTTAAAACTATCTACAATGTCTGGCCGATTGGCCTAAAGATGCTTCCGCGTGAGGTCGATATAACACAACACGAATTTATTCGTGACACGTTTCTTCCGACATCGGAACTGGACATTTTCTTTGATGAAATTCCAAACGGAAAAGATTTCCTTGAAAGAGAAGTTTACTTGCCAGTGACTTGTTTTTCAGTCCCACGGAAGGGACAATCTTCTATCGTGATTCACGTTGCGCCACTTCCAACATATAACGTGATTCAATTAAATCGTCAGACGGTTGAAAACCCCGAAGCGTTGACTGTTCAACGTTCGTTAAACGAAAACTTTTTTAATTCGGTTGTTTACAATTACAACTATGCGCCGACTAATAATAGTTTTTTAACGACGCTTCAAATGGACTCAACGCTTGTTTCAAATTTTATCAAAGATCAAATCGGCCTTAGAACTTTAACTATTAATTCAAAAGGTTTAAGATCAACTTCGGCTGGCGAAACTATTATAGACATTGCCTCACGTCGTTTCTTAAAACGTTATGAGCGCGGAGCCGAGTTCATCAAAGGAATTAAACTTCATATCCGAACAGGTTATGAAGTTGAAATTGGTGATATTGTGGCTGCGGATTTTGCTGATCTTCAGCTTGCGGATTTCACAACTGGAAATCGTTCGGGAACGATTAAGCTTATGGAAGTCTTAAATAAAATTTTAGACAACAAAACAGGCGAAGTTTCAATTGATGTTGTGAACACCATTTTTGGAGTTAATGACCGTTTCGGGCTTATTAGTCCAGCGTCGATTTCGGCGAGCGGTTCAACCACTTCAAAAGTAATGCTTCAGAAATCTTACGGCACAAAAGCTTTTGAACGTGAGTCAGCTAAATACAGCGGATATATCGGCCAACCTGTAATTGTTAGAAATCAAAACTTCACCCAAGTTTACGACACTTTCATTCGTGGCTTTGATAACAATAATCCGCAAGGAATGAGCATAGACCCGATTGCCGTTGCACCTGGAACGGATTGGATTGTTGAAGCTCCAAATTATCCCGTGATTAACGATGTCACAGTGAACGCTTTTTGGAAACAACGACACGCTTTCTTTTCGCCGCAAGTTGTGGTTCAAAATGCAATCGCTATTTCGCAAACTGAATTTGAAGTTGACCCCGCAGACATCGGAAAGTTTAAAGTCAACGCCGTTGTTCGCGTTCATAACTATACTTATACAGACGACGGTCCAGAAGCGACCGTGACAGACGTTGACACTTTAACTAATATTGTAACAATTAACACAGCCACGGGCTTCCCAATTAACGATTCGCATTTTGTGGACTTGATTGGCTTTGCTGACGGCGGCGCAGCCTATAGGATAATTTAATTATGAGTGACATTGCTGATCGAAAGTATTTAATCCAACAAGAAGAAACCAAGTTCCAAGCTGCGGTCTCTGAATCCGTCATGTCTCGCGTGGGCGCGGTTAATAATTTTATTGTGAACCGTGAAAACTCACAGCACGATTTTAATTTAAACGGGGCTTACAATATTTTTGCACCGCCGTTTTATTTTGGTGACGGATATATCACCTACCCTTGGCCGTTTGAAATTGTTGACGTTTTATTATTCACAGGCGAGACAATCGGAACAAGCGGAACAACCGAAGTCGATCTTAAGTGGAAACCTGAAATTGGCGGAACTTATCAGTCAATATTTTCAACGACACCAAAGTTTGACACAACCGCCGCAATTAACGATTTCACAAGACAAGGGAAAGTCTCGACTGGCTTCATTGCGCCTGTTTTATCGAAAAGTCAATTTGATGCTTTCGACGTTTTAAAACTCGATGTTTTACAGACCATTAGCGGGCCTGTGAACGGTTTATTTGTGAAAGTGTTTGTCAGACCGAGAGACCCAACATAGCATAATAAAAAAGCCGCTTTCATGCGGCTTTTATCGGGACATATAATTTAATTATTGTCTCAAGGGCGGTTAACCCGCCCTTTTTCTTTTTTAAAACAAAGCTTTAACTGGAACGATATTATTTGGATAAACAAAAATGAAACCTTCAACTTTGAAGTTTCCAGTTTGTTTTGGGTGACGGTCGAACATATATTTCGCTCGGTTATCAACGTTGCCTTCAAAAGTATTTAAGAGCATTTTTCCAGCTTTCCAAACAAGCTCAACAACTGCGCCAGTGTGACCTTTGATTGTCGTCCCGTGACGACCTGAAAAGAACGAACCGACAGTTGGTGATTGCGTTGTTAGCCCTTGAACCTTTGCAGCCGCCGCATAAACGTCAGTGCATAATTCGCCAGCCTTAACAGGGCTCTCAATCTGACAATAGTCTTCAATAAACGCGATAATAGTTTGATCGGTTGACATACACCAAGCCGCGCCGTCGCCGCCTGGAACGTAACCGCCGACCGTGCCTTGAATCAATCCAACGTGGTGACCTTTGTTTGAGCCGATTTCTTTGATACCGAAAGAATTTAAAGCCACGCAAACATCGAGAACCATTTTTTCTAGGTTGTAGTCTTTCCAGTGTTTCGGAACAACTCCGTTTGGAAATACATAAGCCTCGATCAAAAGACGAAGTTCCATTTGCAATTTTCTTTTTTGCTTTCCTTCTAAATCTTTGGTGATTGCTTTTGTTGGAACCACAACTTGCGTTGGTGGTTTCGGTTGACCTTCGGGAGCGACTGAAGGTTTATTTGATTTGCCTGTGAGCCAGTTAAGTAACTTTCCCCAAAATCCCATTTAAGTCCTTTCGTGTTTTCCGATTCATTAACGGAATAATTTTCTCAATCATGCCGTTAGGAATAGTCATCACGCAAGACATATTGTCGTTGATTAAGTCCACGTTCAGGGCAATTTGGACGTGTGTCTTTTCTTTTGCTATTAGAAACCCCACTGAAACAACGGTATTTGGCAATAGCGGCTCTCCAAGGTCATGCCAAGGGTCAAAGCTCACGGCGTCTTTCCAAACGATTAGAATGGGTTTTAGGGCCTTCATATCAAACGCCCAATCCAACGGCCTTTTTGATTTAACACCATAGGAATAAAAAGCGGGATGCCGTTTAAAATGATTCCCGTTCCGAGCGTTGGCTTTCTTCTTAATTTTTTCCCGTAGCTAAACGCGTATTGATCAACGTCGATTAAACATCCCGTGTTCATACCCCAAATGATTCCAGAAATTGCGCCTGAATGAATCACGCCGCCGAAAGAGTGTTGGTGCCCGATCACGGTTGACATTCGATTGTCCATTGCAGCTTTTAAAGCCGCTGTTTGCCCTGAAACAAATTCGCCGTGTTCAAATAATATGTTGTCAAAAATCCAACGGTCTTTCCATTTCCAACCGTCAGGGGCACCATAAACTTCACCAATTGATCGAAGAAATTCTGAAGGGATGCCGTGGTCAAAAGCTTTTTTATAAACTCGATAAGTGTGATTAGATTCGCAAACATAAGTTCGCGGATATTTTTTAAACCAAGGTCTAAGTGAATGAATGGCTTCGTGAAGTTCGTCGCCGCCGCTTCTACCGTTAGGATCATGCGCCCAACGACCTAAAGTGTGTTGGTCAACTTCGTCGCCCATGTTCACAATGGTCACGTCGGTTTTTGAATTAGAAAATGTTTTTTCGATATGAGTCACAAAGTCAAAGGCGTCTCTGTGTTCAAAGGGACATTGCAAATCAGAAATGGTGATAATAAGTCTGTCAGCGTTCACAACTTAATCGTTTGGGTTAAACGCTGACAAATGTTAGTCCAGTTTTTTATTAACTAGACGTTTGACTAAAAATTAAAAAAGGCTTGTGATGCCTTTTATAACGCTCCCAATAATCGTTGAAATAATTCCAACGATTGCAAGGCCGACAATTATTCCGCCAATCCAACCAGACGCATAAAGCCCGCTTCCGAAACCTTCCATAAGTTGATTCATAAATCATTCCTTTGTTATTTTTTATATCTAAATGATTTTCCAGCTTCAGCGGCAATCGGACAACCTTTCGCCCATTCTGGAAGCTCAACCATAAGCTGTTCAAATTCTTCAATTGAGCCTTCGCCTTGCTGACGTTCAGCGATAACTTCGTCATGCACTGTTAACAAAACGTTGTAACCTTTGTTTTCGATTTTTAACATCGCTGAAACCATAATGTCGCGTGATATAGCTTGGACAATATTTTCTGTTAAAATTCCGCCCCAAGTTCCTTGAAGCTCCCATTTCTTTGTTAACGGATTCACGCCGTAATGAAAAAGTTGCGGAACGGTTTGGCCCCACGGAGTTTTTTTGCCACGAATGATCGGGTCATAGTAAGCAAGCTTTCTTCCATTTGGAAGTTCACACCATAAAAACTTATTGCGAAAGTAAAATTTTACTTTGTTAAGCTTATAAATTTTGCCAGTCTGAACCGCCAAGATTGCAGCCTTCTCGTAATTTTTCCATAAAGCGGGAACGCTTGGATTTGCTTCACGATAAGAAGTCACAGCGTCGGCGGCTAATTCTTTGGTGACGGGGATTCCCCACGAAAGACAAGTGTCGAAGAAAGTCTTTTTCCCCATGCCATAACCACAACCAAGTTCGGCGGCTTTTCCTAACTGGCGTTGAGCTTTAGAAACCGCATCAATTGCAACTTTATAAATTACGGAAGCTTGACGTTTATAACGGTCAATGCCGTTGTGATAATCTTCAATCGCTTGTTCGTTGTTCGCACACCAAGCAAGAACACGCGCTTCAATGGCCGCGAAATCGGCCATGAAAAGTTCTTTCCCTTTTGAAGCTGTAATCATTCCACGAAGACAACTTGAAAACAGCGACATGACATCACCATAAAGTAAGCGCAAAGTTTCAAGGTCTGAAGTGTTAATTGTGTCAATGGCCGTGTTGGTGTCTTCAATCGTACCTTTAGGAAAGTTATGGGGTTGAAGACCCACTCCGCTAAATCTTCCCGTGCTGGCTCCGTGATAGATTAAAAGGTCTCTGACTCTATGATCTTTTTTATTTGCCCGACCGACCATTTGGTGATATTTCGCAGTTGAAGTTTTCGTCAATGCGGCGCGAGCGGTTAACATCCCACGCACGTCGTCTGTTAAGTCATCACGTTTTAAAAGATCACTAACGGTTTTTGATCTTAAGTCTTCAACTTCAACGCCTTCATTTTTTAACCACTTTAAAACTTCGCCGCGTTGTGTGGCTGATTGAATCAAGCCCATGCTAAGTTCGTCAACTTGTGATCGAAGGTTTACTGATTCAACTTCAACAAACTTTAAAATTCTTTCAACCGTTTTAATGTCAACTTTGATTCCGCGTTGATTTAAAAACTGATCAAATTCCCAAACGATTTGCTCGCTTGGAATTAAATCAGGCAATGCTTTGTCTAACGTTCTTTCGGCCTTAACGTCATTTCCGCAATATAAATAAATTTTGTTTAAATCATTTGGGTCTGAATGATATTTTTCAGGTTCAGGTTTTGACAGATCAGAGTCAGCCCACTTAGACCATTTCATTGTCGGTTTACAATATTTTAAAATTAACCGACGACCGTCCATGTCTTTTTGAACTGCAAGTTTTAAAGCAAGACAAGCGCCTTCTAAGTTTGGGGGCAACGCGTGAGCGCGAGCTTTCGCCGCCGTACATTTCCAAAACTTAATTGCAAGCTTCGGAAGATCGGGGAAAAGACGCCTTAAGACGTATTCATAAATTAATTGTTCAAAAAGTGCATTGTGCGCGACCTTTTTAATGGTTACGTCAAAAAGCCATTCGACCAAATCTTCTGGCGGTTCGGGTTCTTCTAAACACTTCCAAACTTTCGGCTCTACGTCGTCAAGTGCATAACCGAAACAAATAACTTCAGTTGTCGGGTGAACTGCGTATTCATACGCTCCGAGTTTTTTAAGATCAGCTTCGCTTCTCGTTTCAAAATCGAGCGTTAAATCTTTTTCAAACATTACAAGTCCCACATCGAAAGTTGAGTTTTGCCACGCGGAAGTCCGATCACTTTTATACCCTTGTAATTCTGACGAACTAATTCAGGGAAATGACCGTGGCCAATGATTACAACTTTCAAAGCGTTGTGACGACAAACACCCAATGCGCGTTCTAAATCGTTTTTATTAAGTTCGCGTTCATAGCCGTGTTCAATCGCTTCAAGTGTATTGACCCACAAAGTGCCTTTTAGTTTATACATTAAAGAGCCCAGGCCGTGTTTGCCTGAACGATATTCGACTGACCTGTTATGGCCCCACATAATATAGTCGCCGTGCATGACGCCCACTTGTGAGTTAATCTTTTCAACGCGGTCTTGGTCGCGTTGTCTTTCGTGGTTTCCAGTTATATAACGATTTTTTAAAATGTTACGTTCACGGTCAATGTTGTTTTGTTGCTTTTTAACTTCCGACTTCGGGATATTCGCCATGCAATAAACGTCACCAACTATATAAAGGTTTTTGTCTGACAAATCGTAGTCGCAATGAAGTTCGTTTTTTGCGCCTCTATGAAGATCGGCGACGAAAGTTTTTAAGTGTTGTTCCATTTTAGTCCTTCATGTCGTTTGGACGTGCGGGTGTGTCTGATAAAATTTCAATTTGCCTTCTGATATACCATTGAGCCTTTTTTAAATCTTCAACGGTTTTCGCAGGGTCTTTTTTGCCAGCGCGGGAAATGTATTTAACCGCGTTTCCTAAATGATAAGAAAGTTTCTGGTCTTCAATAAATTCAATCACTTCAATTTTGCCAGTGTTGTAATGCGCTGGGTGGTTAACTGTTTGGTCAAGTTGTTCTTCTTTAACAGTTGAGCGATATTTCGCGGTGTAAGTTGGATATGTTTCAGGGTCTTCAGTTTCAATGTCGTTTAAAACTGACGGAATCATTAAACGGTCACAATCTAAAACTTTATAGCGAAGCTTTTCGGGAAAATCGCTTTCAACAACTTGGGCTTTCACACCTTCAAAAACAGTCGGATAAGTTCTAGTGGTATCGTCCCACATACCGATGTCCAGCTTAACAAATTTTCCAACCGTCAATTGATGTTTAAATGATAACGGCATGACTAGCCTTCTTTCTTTGGTGATAAGATTTCGTCTCTGATATTTTTATCGACGGTCATTGCGAAAGTGAGCAATTGACCAAGGGCTGAAAGCCACTGACCTGTGAAACCTAAACGTTCAAACAAAGCAATCACAGGCCAGAAAATTCCAGATATTCCAGGAAAGCCTTGTGATTCAAATTTGTGAAGCTCTTTGTCCATTTGTTCTTGAAAACGTTTTTGGATTTCTTCTTGTTGTGCGGGAGTTAAGTTCATAAATCATTCCTAATAAAATTCGGTCATGGAAAGATGTGAGCGGATGCGACGTCACATTTTAATTGAGGGGAACTTCCCACGACCAAAAAAGTTTTAATTAAAAGCCCATGTCCACTTCTTCAGAATCAGAGTTTGATTCTTGAGAGCCATAAGAACTTGGGTCGTCACTTGCGTCGTCTTGCGAATCAAATTCGTCTTCAGCTTTTTTACGGCCACTGAACGCTTGACCGTCGCCAAGTTTCTGAAGGTTTTGAAGCGAGAAACTCACGCCTTTATTTCCTTTGGTGTCGTAAGCAAACGCGATTAATGATGCGCGTGCGTAACAGCCAGCATAAAATTCTTGTTGATCAAGAATCGGGTCACGGTTGTTATTAACAAGACCTGGTTTTTGTTTCGACGTTGCAGTCACATAATAGTGTCCAGCGTAACCCATAAGGTCTTGCTTTTCATCACCATTGCGGAAAGGCCAACGAAGTGTTTTAGGCCACTTAGTTTTGTCAGTGCCCCACTTTTCTTTTGCTGCGTTTTCAGCGGCTTTTTTCATTTCGCTTAAATCCGTCTTGTGAGTGAATAAAAGCGTGCATTGAAATTTTGCTTCTTGACCTTCGAAGCTGTGCGCTGTGAAGACGTGAGGGAAGCTCACACGCCCTTTAGGTGTGATCACTTTTTTTAGTTTGATGTCCATTTTATCAGCCATAATCAGTTCCGTTTCTAGAAGCCTTCTTCTAATTGTATGTTATCCGTTTCGGGGTTTAAATCTTCATAACTTTCGTCAATTGGTTCGTCTTCAATTTCTTCAAAAGTTTCATTCGCGTCTTGAGGTATTAAGTCAAGTTGTTCGGGTTCGTCTTTAGAACCCGAAGTCAAAGCCGTCGCTTTTTTCGGCTTCGGCTTTGACGGCTTTTTTGTTGCCGCCTTTTTCTTTGCTGGCGTCTTGGCTTTTTTTGCTGACGATTTTTTCGGCGCTGGCTTTTTTGTT